AACAACAAATGGTTTTTCATTTACTGCAGCACATTTAATTGCTGCTCTAAGATGAGATTCTGCTTCTAGCAAATGGGAAAGAGTATTTTCAGAAAGTGCCATTATTTTGTACAATCCTCGTATTTTTCAAGTAAAGTTGGTGTGGGATCTGCAAGAGTTATAATCTTATCAGAGCTAATCATAAATGTATCTTGCTTCGTATGATCCATCATCCACGGAGCAAGATTGGGACCTTCCCAAATTTCCATCGGTTTAATTAATTTACAGTCAGGTTCTCCAATATCAGCAGAAACCTCTTCAATTTCACTGATCAGTCTCTCGCTGTTCATCAATAGAATCACTTTGATCGTTTTGTCCATTTTTTAAAACATCCTCATTGTACATTTTGAATAATTTTTCTTCAGGAGTAACCATAGTTACCACCCAGTCAGCAACGACAGGAATCGTTTCTTCTGCAGATAATGGCATCCAGGGATACATAGAGACATTATACTCCATTTTTTTATTTTCAGATTCTCTTTTTGTGTTTATTTTTACAACACATGGTTTTGTTAGATAATATCCAACAACACGTTTTTGATCTCCTTCACCGAAAGTCATTTCATCAATTTCGGCAATAATATCTTCTCCAGATTTTAAAAGTAAAAGTTTAATCATTTTATCTAAATTTTATTTAAAGTTTTTCACCAACAGTAGCACTTCCAATAACGTGAGAATAATTTTCAAGAGTTCCCTCTTGTTCACACTTAAGATGCCATCGAGTCATATCAATGACACTATCTCTTGTTAATCCCGTAAGCATCTTTCGGCCCTGTAAAGTTTCAGTGCTCCACAATCCCATTCTAGTTTTCCAAACGTAAAAGCAATCATCAATTACTTCTCGATCATCTTTAGTTTTAGTTTCTAATTCTGTCGTCATTTGATAATTACCTTGATTTTTGTATCTGGATTATTATTTTTCCAACAGTACTTTAGAGGAAGAACTTTTCTTTCAGTATACCATCCCCATTTATCATATTTGGTTATATACTTAATTTTTTTACATCTTGTCCAATCTTTTCTAACCATAACATCTTTTTCTGGAAAAAGATAAGAGTGTTTATTCTTTAAGTGTCTTGGATGAGAATTAACAGGAGATGAAACTAAAATAGTAGTTAATGCAATTAAAAAGTATTTCATGACTATTTTAATATATGTTGTAATTATAGCAAGAAAAAAGAGGGGTGTCAACTGGATTTGGCCAGTTACCCCTCTACGTCAGCGACGACGATATTCAATTCTATTTAGAACCAATCTTTTCGTTTATGATGATCTGGAACAATTCTTCCAAGAACAATCGTTAAGAGCCCATCCTCAAATTCAACTGATCTAACTTCCGTATCCTCTGCCAGTGTCCAAGTTCTGGTGAAAGATCGTTGAGCCACTCCTCTATGGACGTAGTCTGTTCCTGTTTCTCCGTCTTCGCGTTGTCCTTCGACGAAGAGTTTTCCGTCTTGTGTGTAGACATTTACTTGTTTCTTTTTAAATCCTGCGAGTGCGAGTTCAAGTCTAGATTCTACGTTACTAACTTGAACGAGATTGTATGGTGGATAATTTGTTGTTGTTTCATGTAAGGTAAACAACCGATCAAAATATTCATCCAAACCAATACTATTCCTATTTATGCGTTCTAGCAACTGATTTAAGTTTGCAGCATTATACTTGGTGAGGTTTCCCATTTGTACTTCTCCTTTTAAAGCGAGATTAGATTGTGTGTACCCTTTCGGCGTACATATTAATTATAACAGATACGAAAAAAGACAGTGTAGTAACAACCACACTGTCTTATAGGGGTTTCCGACATTCGTAGAGTCTGCACGAAAGACTCAGACTTATTTAGATTCTTCTTCCTTTCCCTTCTTACCAATATTGTATTTTTGTTCCAATACCCAATCGTTCTTATCTCGATAAGGGAGAACCTTGATTTGATTCAGTGGTGCAATATCAAGGATACTGTCTTCGACAACAACTGAAACGAGTCCCCAATCAGAAAGCAACCGAGTAATACGATTCCTACGCTGAACATCGTTAATAGTAAGATTAGCGTATTTGCCATCGAGAGCAAATAACTCCTTAAAGTGTACGATGTAGTATTTACCCTGTTTATGGAGAATATGGCAGGATTGGTAAAGTTTCTTTTCTTTCCTAGAAGCTACACCAATCCTCGTAAGAGTTTCTCTCACTTTCAAGAAATCATCAGGTTCGTTTAACTTGACCTCAATCATCTTATCTTGAGACCAGGAAACCTGAGGTTCAGTAGTTTGTGTCATTTTTTACCACCAATGTCAAGTCGTTGTTTCATGTAGTTAATTTGTTCAGTAGATAAAATCTTCATGACTTGACGTGCTTTTTCATTACTATATCCATAGTATGATTTGACAATATCAAGGTCGGAATCTTTATCTTTCCGAATCCAAGGAGAGAATCTCTTCCTTTTTCTCAATATATTTAGATAAAATTTATATTGCATATCTTTATCAAGGAAATGATACTTGTTCATTTCGTTGGCAAAGAGCACAGAGTCAAGATGACCTGACAGGCATTTGTTAATAATAAAGGGAGGATATGACTTGATGATATTCTCATCTTCCTCAGTAAGGTCTTCCTTATTGAAGTTGATAGAGTTCAGCCAATCTTTCAGTTCGGGTTCTGTCAATGAGTGTACCAGTTAAATTCAAGAGAGTATGGATAGATTCCATGAAACCATTTATTACCATGATGTCCTTTACCTGGTCCATCATGTCTGTGACGATGACAATGACTATAATAACGTTTGTAATGGAAGTGGCAATGATTATGAGTAAGATACTTGGGATGGTGACGATGAGGTTTCCCATGGTTAGGATGATTGGGATGCCTTGTATGAGCGATAGATGGGGTAGCAAAAACTAAACTACCAGCCAACAATAAGATTAGTTTCTTCATAGAATTAGTTTCTTACTAGGTTTTTCAATCGGTGAGAAAATCTTCTCGTAATTCTCTACAACCTCATCATTGGCATCACAAATATAAACAATGAATTGTTTGTCAATGATCAGAGTTGTATCTTTTTTCTGGAGGTAGGACCATGCACCAAATCCAATAGAACCTTGTGCATTTGGCATAGCAACCAGAGCGTTCTCTACCTCAATAGTCTTTTCATCTTCATTGATGAGAGTGAAGATCACTTCTTCACCAGTGTTCATACGAAATACTTTTACATTCATTTTGAATAAAATTTAGGTGTATCACTTTTATGAAGAATAACTCCATCTACTTTTTGTAGGAGTTCAGCCATTAGTCCAGAGAGAAGACGATATCCAGTTCCAACATATAGTTGTCCTGATACTACTGAGATAGTTGCAATGCCCCAAAAAATATAATACCACTTAGATTTTACTTGTGCTCTAAGTTTCATTTCAGAGAATTCTTCATGAATATCTCGATGATGAAATCTCAAAGACTTATCAATAATCTTATCAATTTTCTTTTTCATTAGAACTTTTTATCGGGGTATAATTTCTTGATTCGTTACCACTAACGGAACTCGCATTCAACCATGATTTCAGTAAGGCAGGCAAGCATATTTATTTCTTGATCAGCCACGAACGAACTTTGATACTGGTACTTAGCGATAATAAGGACAGCTGCAGCAACACCAGGACCTTCAAGATTATTGTAGCAGGCATCGTAGATGCTACGAAGAAGAACAGCGGGATCGTTATCAAGATTATTAACAACCCACTTACGGACGCTAGGAAAGTCTTTCTCCTTGAGTCTTTTGAAGAGGTCATCTGTCTTTACCGTGGCAAATGATGCAAGAATACCAGAGTCAATCTCCCCACTAGAAGAGTACCTCTGACACTCATTCAGAACACGTCTCCAATCAGGAAAGTGTTTCTGGATAAGTTCTACCAGGACCTTGTTATCATATTTAATACCCTCTGTACCCAGGATTTCCTGGAGACGTTGGAAGAACTGTCCTGCAAGTTGCTGACGTTCTTTTCCTTTGAGTGCGAAGTCAATGACCGCACATCGGGAATGAAGGGGACTGACAATTTTGTTTTTGTAGTTGCAGGTGAAGATGAATCTGCAATTACCAACAAATTCCTCAGTAAATGCCCGTAGGGCGAGTTGTACATCTGGGGTTGTGTTATCTGCCTCATCAATGATGATGACTTTGTGTTTAGCAGTTGACGAAAGCGATACGGTTGAAGCGAAGTTCTTCGCATTATTCCTGACAGTGTCCAGGAATCGTCCCTCGTCGGATCCGTTAATGACATAAACGTCTACTCCTAATTCATTACATAGGGCTTTAGCGACAGTGGTTTTACCACATCCAGGAGGTCCAGATAGAAGAAGATTGGGAACCTCTCCTTTATCTAGGAAAGCTTTGAATGTATTCTTAATATTGTTAGGAAGAATACACTCATCAATAGTCTTAGGTCGGTACTTTTCAACCCACACAAATTCATCACGCATAATATAAAATCAATTAGTAATCTTGTTAATAGCCAGTAGAGTCTCGTAAGGAATCCATGTTGGTGTCTCGTCAGAAAACTGAACTTGAACTTCAGTAATTACCTTTCCGAGGTATTTGCTATAAGTTTGTCTAGTGTTCTTTACCACACTTATTGGATTAGTCATACCCATTCTGGTTTACGGTCGGGGAGTCTAAGGTAGTTATCCTTGACCCAAGGTTTGGATGCGATATACATTTTGTATTTTGTATAGATGTCAACTGTCTCATTATACTTGAACTCATCAGGTCCTGCAAAGACAAAAGATGTCGGTCCTTTACCACTACGACCTTGTGGGTCTGCACATGGAAGAATCTCGTTCGCTGCTTGAAGAGTATTGAAACAAGTATGTGGTTTACCATACCTCAGCGAATACTCATCACATAGAGCGAATCCATGAGCAAGTAACCACCTCCAGTTGTTGACAAAAGAGTTTGCCCAGATAGTACAGGGATGATTCCTAAAAGCACCTGTGGTGGTCTTATAGGGTTGCCCATCTGCCTTAGGGAGGGTTCCAAATCCATGACCCCATTTCTCAGAACAGACAATTGCCAACATCTGACAAGTCTCTAGAGGCATCTTGACAATGTGTTTATCGGGTAAAACCTTAGCTGACTTCAGGGGATTAGGATCAGTTACAAAGATGTTCATTCCAAAGGTCTAGTAAAGATTTCAGACACTAGATCTGTGGCACCCATAGCTTCATACATGTATGTTGCACCAGATCTAGGGTTTGTTTGTTCACCACATGTAAACAAATCACACACTGCTAGTCCATTCTCTGGCCAAGTGTGGATAGAGATATGAGACTCTGCGAGTAATGCAATAGC